AGAAAGGAACGCGCACATCCTTAGTTGCCCAGATGATGACTATTCGCGGGTACCCGACGACGGCTGCCCGTATCACGGGGCACCTGAAGCACGCTCCGGTCGAAGTTCCCGACCCTTACTCGGTTTCCAAAGAGCAAACGCCGGTTGATAAGCCCATTATCAGCAAGCGTGATGCGGCTGCCATTATCAAGGACCGTCTATTAGATGCGCTTGATGCACGAGCGGATAGCGACGAGGGACTGGACATCCTTGCCAAGGACCTTCAGCCTGCCCTGAAGTCGGCCCTTGCTGCGCAGGGCATGGAGGACAAGCGCGAGCAGAAGAAGGTGACCCAGAACTTCTGGGTGCAGTTGTACACGGGCCAGCAGGGCGAGGTCCCGCTGCTGGATGACGGCAATACGGTCGAGGGCGTGGCGGTCGAAGTTGGCTGAGCACACGCTGGCCGACTACGAGCACGATATCCCCGGGTTCGCGGAGTACGCGCTGGGCATCAAGACCAACCCCGGACAGAACCGTATCTTCGCTGCCGTCGTCAAGCGCCGTTCACGCTGGATTGCCCTGTGGCTGACCCTCATGGTTGCATCAGGCAACCGTGCAGGCAAGACGCTGGCGTTAGCTATTATCGTCATTCACGCTTGCGTGTACAAAAGTAACCTGCAATCGACATGGCCCTCGATGGACGCGGAGACGGCAGGCAAGCGTAAGGCGAAGGCTGAGTACCACTGGTATCACTTCGGCATCGCGCACGAGGTTGCCGACCTTGTCTTCAACGAGGTCGTGCGTATCCTCGGCGGACTGCACCCCGGTCAGGTGGACGGCTGCCCACTGACCAAGAACGGGGCTGTGGCCGAGTGGGACCTGAAGGAATACGGCGACTATCGCTGGGTGCGGTTCGTCAATGGCTCGCAACTCCACTTCAGGACGACTGGCGAGAAGGCCCTCGGTTCCCTCGGGAAGGACATGCACGGCATCTCCTTCGATGAGGCCGGGCTGGAGACGAAGCTGGACTTCCTGATTGACGAGGTGTTCCACTTCCGTCGCCTCGGCACAGGCGGGCAACTCATCATGGTGAGTACGCCGTCCGAGGACTTGGGCACGTCGTTCTCCGACCGCTGGTACGAGGGCGACCCCGACAACCCCGACAAGAAAGTCAACAACATCTCGCTGCGCATGAGCACGCGCGACAACGTCGGCTACGGCCTGACGCAAGAGATGTTCGACATCCTCATCGACGGGCTGGACCAGCGGACCATCGACCAGAACATCGAGGGCATCTTCCTTCAGGCTCGCGCTGCGTACTTCCACGCCATGAACGTCGAGCAGGCGTTTGACAAGGACCTGCCGGAACGTCAACCGGCCAAGCAGTATCAGACCTACCTGCAAGGGGTTGACCCGGCCAAGTCGCAGGACAGCGCATGGTCCATCACACTTCAGGTCGTCCCCAACCCGGCTGACGTTGACCATCCCCATCTTGTGGGCGTTCGCGCCGAGCAGAAGAAGGGTCAGAAGTCCACCGCCACGCTCGTGGCGCTAGCCGCAGACTCGTTCAACGCGTACGAAGTGACACGATTGTCAAGTCGCTGCTACACTGCTATCGACGCGACAGGGTTTGGTGGTAAGATGTTCCGCGAAGCCCTTGACGACGAAGTGCCATCACTGTTCAACGTCGAGTTCGGCGGGACTGTACAGAAGAAACGCAAACTGCTAGGCGACCTACGCACACTCATCGACTCCGGTCGGTTGCATCTCCCGAAGGAGGGCATCTGGCTCTCAGTGAGGAAACAACTGTTGGGCTACAAGCTGGAAGACCGTGGTATCGAGCAGGACGCCGTGATGGCGCTTGTCTGTGCCGTGTTTCTCCTGCGCCGTGCCCCTGTTGACGGTGAGCCATCCATCCCATTTGACTTGAGTTGACATGCCTGAATACGCTGACCTGACACTGGAGCGCGGCAAAAAGCTCGCGTCTGACGAGCAAGAGCAGGAACTCCTCGACCAGTTGTCCACCCGCATTCAATCCATCAGGCAGGAGCACGAGTTTTTCCGCCAGTGGTGCAGCCGGGCTGACAAGCTGTTCTATGCCGACGTATTCACCGATGGCGGGGCCGACCTGTGGCCCGATGACCGCTCTGCGACCGTCAAGGGTCGCTCGCACGTGTCCGTCAATACGCCGTCCGTGTACGTCACCATCCCAGCTTCCCTTCAGGCTGTTGAGCCGATTGAGAACATGCTTTCCACCAAGAACACCGCTGAGTCGCGGACTGCTGCCTCCAACACGGAGCGCGCGTTCACGGCTTGGAAGATGGAGACCGACTTCGAGTTGAAGTTCTCCAAGGCGTGCATCGTCAAGGGCCTGTACGGTCGAACGGCAGGGCGCATCACGTGGGAGGACGGAGAGGGCGACGAAAAGGGTCACCCCGAGGTTGAGATTGTCGAGCAGCCTCGCAACCTATACCTTGGATATAAGACAGACGAATACAACGCCCTCGAATGGGCCGCGTATGTCATGCGCTACGAGCCGAACGCCCTGATGGAGGCGTACGGCGTGGACGTGACGAAGATGACGCTACCAGACGGACGGGCGATGCCGGTCCTGCGGGTTCCTGTTGAGGTGTCCTTCGGCACGCTCGACTCGCAGCCTCCGCGTTCGTGGCTCGATTGGGGCGACGCGCGTGTCGAGGTCTGGGACTACTGGTACCGCAAGCCCGTGTTCAAGCGCGGCAAGTTCACCCATATGGTCACTTGCAACGCGGTCATCGCTGGCAACGTAATCCTTCAGGGGCCGGACGAATACCCGGAGTACGAGGGCGACCTGCCCTACATCCCGTTGCTCAACTCGTTCATCCCGGGCGTCCCGACTGGACGCTCCGACCTTCACGACGCGGAGCAAATCATCCGCGAGAAGTACGAGAAAATCACAGCAGGTTCGCAGATGATTGCGAACGGCGTGGCGGGCGACTACTGGCAACTCATCGGACCAGACGCCCCCATCCGAGTGCCCGCCTCCCTCAAGCCGAAGCGCAACGAACTCGTTGGCCCCGGTCCCGGGAACCGCATCGAAACCATCACCCCGTTCATCGCGCAGTTCCAGTTGGAGCAATACTTGGGCCGCCTCGACCGCGAACTTGCGGTCGTCTCGGGACTGAATGACCTCCTGCTGGGCCTTGCCCCCGCGCAGGTATTGTCCAGTTCAAAGGCCATCAACGCCCTTATTGCTAACTACGAGGCGCGATTGGCTATGCCGCGCAAGCTGCTGTACAAGTGGCGGCGCGAGATGTGGGAGCTTGCTGCCAAGGTCTTTGCGCACAAGGATGAGGCGTTCAAGTCAATCATGGACGCAGGCGGCGGGCGACTCGACATCACCGACCCGTCACTCAGTCCGCGTGATGACATGGAAACTGCCACCCGCGCATCCAATCTCGTCTCGGCCAAGCTCTGGTCGCAGGCACGAGCGATGGACGCGGTCGGCGTTGACGACCCGGAGACAGAGCAGGACCTCATCAGGGAGGAAAGCACGGATGCGACTTTGTGGCCCGAGCGAGTGCAGGTCATGGCCCAACTCATGGGTGCGCTTCAGGCCCTCGGCCTCAATGCACCGGAGGGGGCACAGGAACAAGCCGCAGGTCAGGCCGCATCTGGACAGCAGGACCTTCGTGCGGCTCTCGGGGCGCAGACTCCCGACAACACCACAGGGTCTCAGTCGCCGGACACGCAGGGACAGACGCCGCCCATCCCGGGCGCGCCGCCTGAAGCTGGTGGAGCGTTTGCTTCCGGGCCACCTGCCGCTCAGCCACCCCTGATGCAGGGGATGTTGGCGAACGGCGAGGCAAAGGGCCGGATTATGACTCAGCAGACCCTCGGTAGGCGATAATGGCCCGCCGAGGCACGTTCGGTCGGCAGCCCCGTAGTGCGCCGAACCTGACGAATACGCTTGTCGCCATCGCCCGCGAGATGCAGCAACAGCGCGACCAGAACCTCATGGACGCGTGGAAGAACGGCGGCCTCTTTGAGGGGGAGAAGGCCACCGACGAGAAGGTGCTCGCCCACTGGAAGGAGCGGCTCGCCAACGTCTCGAAGGATGACCCGCTCTACGACTCCTACAACAACGCCTACATGCAGTACGACTACTCCATCCACGAGAGTAAGGCGACCCTAGCCAACGCTCAGGGCAAGATGAGCGACGGACAGCTTGCCTCGTTCTACTCGAACTGGGCGAAGAAAGTCCCGAAGGACAGTGAGTTCTACCGCGTCCTGATGCGCGACGCCGCCCAGTGGATGCGTGCTGCCAAGCAGAGGAACACTGGGGCTATTGAGCGGGCCAAGGAAGAAGCCTAGAAGACGTGGCAGACCAACGCTCACGCCAAGGGTGAGGCCGGGATGGAGTTCCTCCTGAACGGTCTGCGCACCATGGCGAATACGGGTTCGGCTGCGCTGCACACTGTTGGCCTGTTCAATCAGGGTGGCTCGGACTTCTCTGACTTCGACCCGAGCGACCCCGAGCAGATGCTGGAACTGCTGTCGCGTATCACCGCCAAGACGCCCGGAGTCAACCTGCCGA